GTCGCGAAGGTCGAACACGGGCCCGCTCGCCCCGGCCTTGGCCAGGTCGAAATCGAGCGAAGCCGGAAGGCGCTGGGTGAGGTTGAAATCGGCCACAAGGTCACGCCTCCTGGATCACGGCCGAAGTAATGCGAACAATGCCCCCTTGGTAGATGTCCGTGGCGTTGAGCTGGATCACCGCTCCACTGCCCGTCACCCCGACGTCCATGTCCGCCACCCACGCTCCGGCACCGTCCACCAGCCGCGCCCATGTGGCCGTGCCGGACGCCGGAGCCAAGTCTTCCTCCTCTATGGGCGAAAGAGTGAGGGCGCCACCCGATACTGTTCCGCAGGGAAGAGAGAGGGTAAGGGTGGCTAGGAGCACCTGGGTGGTTACGTCACCGCCAGGAGGATCCGGCGGCGTTCCGTCATAAATGTGGATTTCCCCCGGGGCTCCAGCCCCGTCAATCAGGTCGGCCAAGGCCTGCATCCTGGCGTCCTTCGCTGCCGTGCTCCACGTTATCGTCGCCATTTCAGCTCACCTCCGCCTGCACCCAATCGGCCACCGCCGCATTGTATGTCTTTGCGTAGTCGTCACAGATAATGATATAGTCAGCATTTGGAGAATACCCCTCAAACCGGTATTCCCCAGTGACAGGATTGCTCCATGTGATGGCCAACGGCCTCATTGCTCTTCGGTCAAACAGTGTCACCCTTCTTTTCGCAGGACTTCCGGCCACAAGGACAGTGCCAGAGATAACGCCTGGACCACACAAGGATGGTACTGCATAGGCGGGGTCACACCAAATGTATGGTTGGCCGAACGGTTTTGCCAAAGTAACTTGTTCTGGTGCTGGTGGAGGTTGCCCGACAGTTTCAACTGACAGTGCACAATCAATTGTGGGTTCTGGATCCACGATTTTTCGCACGAACACCCAATCAATGTCCGTGTACCTATTATACCAGCTTCTAAAAAATATTCGTTGGTTGGTATTCCTTGGATTAGCGGAACACTCATACTTTATGGTGTTGTCCTCGCACAAAAGAGCAGTGGTGCCTAGAGCCCTAAAAGATAACACTTTTGGTGCAGAAGGACAATATCCACCCGAAGAACAAACTCTGGCCCCATCGACAAAGAAGCCCCACCACGAGGGCCCCCCATCATCATATCTGAAGAAATATGACTCTGCACCGCTCAGCGTGGACAATCCGAAAGCAAGACGTGCTGTCGAAGTCCTACCGCTCATTAAACAAGCGACTTCTATGTCGCTGTATGGTGTCCATGATTGTACTGAATAGAGATAGTCGTCATAGTTTGTTGTATCTTGTCTGGCATTGGCGTTTAACCTAATGTTGCTATTGTTTATCGGCTGATATGACTGCTCCCATTTCGTTGTGTCTATTGGGCTTGAATCAAAATCGTCAAATAGTTCAAACATCCCATCAGGGGAAGAAGCGTTTTCTGCGTTTGGGTTATTTCCATAGCAATAAATCGTTGCAGGTTGATCATCCAAGTTGACAGGGATTTTGACCCAAATAAAAGCCACTCTGTTTGGGGGCGTCCCTCCCACATGCCCTACCCAGAAGGGGCACAATGTCGTCCCATCATCTAGTGTGAAGCGAATATCTCCGCTTTGATTCTTCCCGGGAGGGAAGGAATAAAGGTATGGAGGGATAAGATTCCCACCCGCGAGGTTCTCGTAGAAGACGAAGGGAATAACATAATTTGTGCCGGCCCCGGGCGCCGCCGATATTGTTATTTTTCGTCTATTCTGCCACCCTTCAAGCCATGCCATAATTATTCCCTCCACGGGCCTGTAATGTCTATCATCACTTGCCCTTGCCTCGGCCCAGACGTCTCATAACTAAATTTCCATCTTGAACATAGATATTTTAGCGCAAGCAAGGGCCGTACTTGTACTGCGTCAGTGACAACGCTCAAATCGGAATACGGTCTATCGTGCAGAGGTGCAAACAACCCGGGAAGATTACCTCTAAAGACGCATCCTTGCCCACTTTGTTCAGGGTCTCTATTGTCGACGAAAGGTTCAACAAGAATAGGTTGTGAGAGAATTACAGACTTTGTTGTAGGACAGGGAAACGTCGTCGGCCAACTCCCTAACGCTCTTGGATATGAATCTTTAGAATAAGTTGGTGCAGTTATATGTAAATCAACACTAGATATGCAGCACCGTTTCCCTGGATAATAACCATAAATATCCCTCGCAATATAACTTCCGGACGCCGGTCTTGTCACTTGCGTAATGGTCAATAACCCGCCGCAGTAATTGTTGTCTGTCGATGAACCATGACCTGCAACGACACAACCATAGACGTCTGCGGTGTTGAATGGGATGATGTCCCCGAAAGCGTAAATATATTGCTTGCTTGAGGAATCGGCGTTGACCCACACGTAGAAGAGCCGACTATCCGCAATCACAGCCCACGGGCGCGCTGTTGTGACGTCCCAACCCTTTAGCCACCAAACCCACTGATCATCGGTCGCCGACCAGGGGAACGGGCCGGAGCGTGTATCAATATCCGTCACCATCTCATAACCCTTGGCTCCAGCGCGGAGGGGCCAGGCGTTGGTGTCGTCCACGTAAAGGTAGAACCCGGTGGCTTCGGGGGCCGTGCTGCGGAAGGCCGCCCGGAGTTGATCGCCGCTCACAAAGCTCCGTTCCCACCCGGCCGGCGCGGCCTTGGCCTCCAGGGTCGTGCCGGTGGCCGGCGTGGCTGGCGTCACGCCGTCAGGAAGCTCGAAGGTGAAGGTGTCGTTGGTCACCGTGTCGATGCGGAAGTCTCCGTTGTATTCCTGCTGATCGCACCCGCTGATGCGCACCACCTGATGTTCCACAAACCCGTGCCCGGCGCTGATCGTGACCGTGACGGTGCTGCCGTCCCGGGTGATGGAGTCCACGGGGGTTGCTCCGAAGCCCGTCACGAGACAGGCGTGAAGGATTTCCAGGATGGAACCGGCCGCCCCGGTGAGTGTCGGTGCTCCCTGGTGTTGGTAGGTGAACCACTTTACCGCCGTAGATCTCGCCGCCATATTTCTCCTCCACTAAGGCGTGTTCACGTCGCCGCGCACGCAAATGCGGAAACGGTCTTCCCCGGCCGAGGCGTCCCCCTGCAGGATGGTCCTCACCACCCACACGGGATAATTGGCCGCGATGGTGTTGATGCGAAGAACGTTCCCGGTGGCCCACCCCGTGCCCCAGCCGCCGGCGCGGATGATGAAGTAGGGGACGCCGGTTTCGGGATTGATGGGGCTGAAGTCCGTGTTGATGTCTCCCGTGGCGATCTGCCCCGTATACTCCCCCACCAGCTTGAAAGTGGCGGAGCCGGTGAAGATGATGGCCCAGCGTTCCTGGATGCACCCCTTGTTGGTGACCAGGATGGGATAAAGCGTGTTGTTGTATTTGCCGGTGGTGTCGGAACCTATGCGCGTGTCGGACCATTCCCCGGTCCAGGTGGCCTGGGAAAACACGACGCCCACCCGCGCCCACATGTCGCCGATCACCAGAGCGCTGGAAACGTAGCTCCCCGCCGGATACGCATGGGATAGCGCCCGGGTGAGCTGGAGCGTGCCGTTGATCTGCAGATCGGACACCAGCGCCATGTCCTCGATGCGGTCCTCCAGTGTCAGCGGAGCTGCCAGGCCCGCAACGTCCAGCAATGTGACGGTGCCGGCGTCCAGGTCCACCGTGTACCGGCTTGTGTCCACCAGGGCGCCATTGGCGTCATACAGGCGCGCATAGCTCAGTCGCACCCGACCCGTGTCGATCACCTGGTTGTTGGTCGGATTGGCGATTTGGGTGGTCTGCGTGTGGTGGACGACGATGACGTCCCCCACCCGGAAGATGGGCACCTGGCCGTCCATCGGGAGGCGAACCGGGTCCAGGCCCAGGATATCCGCGGATAGGGGCATGTAGACGTACACCACGACGTTATACCGGGCCGTGTTGGGGATGACCTTCCGGGGCATCCAGACGGTCCCGTCCGGCAAAACGTCCTCCTCTCGATACCACCCGGCCTTCTCTTCCTCGGTCAGACTGGATGCCTGCCGATATTGGCCGAACCGCACGCCCACGACGCCGGTCTGCACGTCGATCCCGCCGTCCACCCAATCTCCCGCGACATTGCCATCCAGGTCGGCGGATGCCGTGAGCAGTTCCCCGTCCTCGGCCATCACCGCAAGCGTCAGGCTAGCAGGCCGGCACGGAGCGGATGCCGTGCGCCAGGTGAGCTCGGTGGTCAGCCTTGGCGACACTTCCAGGAGCAGGGAGTCCAAGGCAAAGGAAAACGTCCCGGTAGCCCAGTAGGTCAGTGTGACGTCTCCCGTCTGGTAGTTGATGGACCCTGCCGGCGTGCCCACGCCGGTCCCGGGATCGGGATCCATGTGAATTTCGCCTTCGATGTCGACGAATGTATGTCCGGATAGGCGGAATTGGACCGTGCCCGGCACCACGGCCGCGTTGCTCGCGGGCTGGAGTCGGACCAACATGGACTGGCCTGCCACATTCTCATCGTAGGATTCTAGCTGTGTCCCCTGGGCGATGTAGTCCACGTTGATGTCCACGGTCCCGTCGATGGAGGTGGTGGCCGAGGTGGTGGTGTCCCAATCGTAGCCCTTAAATTCAGGGCCACACGAAGTGCAGTACATCTGCAGACCCGTCTGGGGATCATTCCCGCACGGGTTGGCCCGGCACACCGTGTCATAGACCGCATGCTGGGCGTAGTATTGGATTTCCGTGGGCACCGTCACGGTCTTGTTCACCAGGTCCAGAGTCCCGAACGGGAGGTCGCCCGCAGAGCTTGCCGTCATGCCGATCCGGAGCCGCGTATTGCTTTCCGCCACCACTTCCAGCGTGGACCCGTTGGGCATCCGGACCGGACCTTGCCCCGTGGCCACCGTCTCGCCCTGGCAGATCACCTTGAATCCCGGGGTGTCCACATTGGCCGTAAAGGCCCGGACCGAATACTTCACCCGCACGGACCCGGCGTCCGGCTGTGCCTGCAAGATCACCGTGGCTTCGTCGTTAACGACCGGCACGCCCTGAAAATCCTCTTGCACCGGCTCGAAATAGCCCTGGTAGGACAAGAGGGGAGACGTGTCGGGATCGGGGAGTTCCGTGGGACGAAACACCACCAGGCCGTCCCCGTAGAGCACGTAGCCCGTGCCGTCCCCGGTCAGGTTCCCGGCGCCGTCGTCCGTGATGGTCTTCGGCGATCCGCCGGCATCCCAGGTGATGGAAACGGAACTCGGCGCGATGGGCGGATGCGCCACGGTGTGCCGATACTGAGGCAGATCCACGTCGATGGAGGATCCCTGGATGTACTTGTCCCCCGTCCCCCAGCCCAGCATGATGGCCGTGCCGGTGTCTGGCAAATCCTTCAGCGTGATGGCAACGGACCCGGTGGTGTAGTTGACCGTGCCCGAGCCTTCACCGGTGAGGCTTCCATCGCCGGCTTCATCGAAGATCACGTACCACTTGTCCCGGGAGCGGTAGCTGACTTCCAGGGTCCCCGCCGCCGGTTTTGGGGTGAGCTGGAAGACGTAATTATATTGGCGGTTGGCCTCTTCGATGGCGTAGCTGTAAGTGTAGCTCACCTGGTTGACGGTGGCCGAGCGGGCCCCGCCGGAAACCGTCACCGTGCGCACGGACCCGGCCGGAATGTCCAGCATGGCGGACTCGCTCTGGGTGCTGGGGACCAACGGCGTTTTGTACCGCTCCACCCGCAGCGTCATGTCCCCAAAGGACGCCGCTTGCGCCAGAGGCGATACGCCGTAATAGCTCACGGCTTCCACCACGTTGGTGCGGTGGACCTTCGTGGGAGGATCGTAACTCGTGTAGCGGGACACAGAGCCGGCCTCGAAATCGTAGCGTAGCGGGTCGCTGATCTCCAGCGTGAGTTCCAGCCGCTCAAAGGCGCCTTTGTCGTCGTAGTAGGTGGCGACCCGGCTCTCCACGGACAACACCCGCACGAACTGCTCGTGGGTGTCGTCCTTGAGGACGTACACTTCCCCGGCACCCGGCAATGGATCCGACTGCAGTTGGTAGCACAGAATGGACCGCTGGCCCTCGTAGTGATTGCCCACCAGGCGCATCGGGGCCACCGGCCCGATGGCCAGGTAGCTTTCCAGCTTGTTCCTGGCCTCTTCACGCTCATTGAAAAACATGTCGTCCGTGGCGATGCGGAAGATGGAGGCATGGACGTTTTCATCGTCCGGGGGTTCGGCCACGATCACGTTGGCCCCGTAATAGACGGACGTGTCCGACGTGAGCACGGCAGGAAAGAGCTTTCGCAGGTTCACGCGCCCGTAAGTCCGGTCCAGCTCGGAGATGTCCGGGAAAAGATTATTCGATTGCCCGTCCACCACCTCCTGGTTGACCATGCGGCCGCCGCCGTCGTCGGTGTCGGTCATGCGCTCGGATTTCAGGAGCTTGATATCGGTCTCGAGGATCGCCATTTAGACCTCCATGAGCCGCAATGCGGCCAAGACATATAATGTGCCGTCGTCCGGGTCCGTCACTTCCAGGACCGGCCTGGCCTCGATGGGCGCCCGATCCCGGCGCCACATGACCTGCCGTTGATCTCCGGGTTCGATCTCCAGGGTCATGACCCGGCCGGCCTCTCCGGTGAGGGCGTAGAGCTGGTCGATCACGCTCTTGGTGGTCCAGCAATGGGTTTCACCCGCCGCCGTGAGCGTGATGGGCCTTCCGGCCGTTTGGGCCCCCTCCTGGACGATGACCGTCCCGGTGACGCTCACGGAGACGGTCTGCACCACGGGCGTCCAGTCGTAGCGGTCCGACCAGGTGAGTCCTTCTGGAAGAGTGATGCCGTCCAATGTCATTGCGACACCTTTCAGGTTAGGACGCCGCCCCGGCCGTGCTCAGGCCGCTCACAACGGCTGCCGCCAGCTGTTCCGGGGATAGCGAGGCGCCGGAGACGCGCCGGGCGATGGCCTCCACATATCCGGCAATCTCCGCAAGCAGACGCTCCATGTTCCGAGTGTCCGCAAAGGCTTGTGAGGGCGCCGGTGCGGAAGGAACAGGTGCGGCTGCGGCTGTAGGCACGGCCGCCGTCTGAGCGCCGGTTTGAGGGGCACGGGCCTTCTTGACGGCGTCCACCACGGAATACTTGGACAGATCAATGAATCCGCCGAATTCCGAAACGATCTGCTGAACCTGCTTGGAGATGAGTTCGTTGATCCCCGTGGCGTCGAATTGCATTTGCAGCCGGTCCAACTCGGCCACGGCATCGGAGACTTCCTTGGCCGTCTGTCGGAACCGCTCCAGGGAGTAGTTCTTGAACGCCCAACCTCCGCTGGCAAGAATCTTGTAGCTTTCCTGGATCACGGCGTCGGAAAGGCGTTCCATCTCCCGCTTTCCGACGTCCGATAGAGCCTCCCACCCCCTCACCACGTCGGCCATGCGGGTGACATGGGTGACCTCTTTGGACTTTTCCGCTTCTTCCTGGGCGGCCTTCCCGGCATCCTTCACGGCCTCGGCCGCCTGCTTGGCCGATGCGGAAACGTCCTGCATGCCGTCCGCGATCTTTTGGGTGGCCTGCTCGCCCACCTGGCCCGTCTTTTCCAGTTCCTCACGAAGCCCATAGACGGCCCGCTGGGATTCCAAGGTCTCGGCGGTGGCCACCGCCTGGGCCTTTCCGTGGGCTTGCGCCGCCTTCATGGCGGCCCTGGCGTAGGCCTCGAACGCCTGGGCCACCTCACCGGCCGTAGCTGTCCCGGAATCCCGGATAAGCTCGAAATCACGCCGGGCCTGCTCCGCCAAACGGTCCAGTTCCGCCGCACTTTCCACGCCCAAACGCTGCATGGCCGCCGCCACGGGGGACAGCATGCCGGCCGCCTGTGCCGCCGCCCGGTCCAACCGCTTCATGGCCTCCGTCACCTGATCCACGGATAACACGCCGGACCGGCCCAGTTCTTCCACCTGTGCCCGCAACTGGTCAATGGCCGTCGTGCTGGAAATCTGGCCCATGAGAGCGTCCAGGGCCGCGGCCACCATTTCCGACGACGCCTGGGAACTGCTGGCCAGCGACGAAAAGAGCGACAGCGCTTCTTTCTCCGCGCTGGTCATACCGGAGCGGAACGTTTCGACGTCCACACCCAGCTTGACGAGGGCGGCGGACACGCCGGCCTCCAACACCCATGCGTAGTCCTGTGCCGTTTGCCCGGCCGACTCGAAGGCGATCTCGGCCTTCGATTGGAAGTCTGCCAAGTCTTGGGCCGACAGCTTCTGCAGGGCTGCGGCCAGGCGTTGATCCACGGTGGCCGCGGCCTCTTCGCCGAGCATTCGCACCTTGTCGAGGCCAAGCACCAGGGCTTCGATCTGGGTGTAGTCCCGCTCGGCCAGGGCGACCTGCAGAGCCTTGTCGATCTCTTCCGCCGCCGCCTTACCGCTCGCTACGACGGATTCCAACTGGGCCTTGACGTCCGCGGCTTGGGACTGCACCGCGCCGCCGGCCTGGGCCATGACCTGCTGCATGGCCGCCGTGGTGTCGGCCACCATGCGCCTGGCGGCCTCCGCCGTGGACAGGGCCGCGGTGTCAGCGGATCGGGACGCCTTCCAGCTTCCGTCCTCCACCTCATTGTACATCTGATCGAAGATGGCGGACATCTGCCGGAGCCGTTCTTCGTGACGCCGCGTGGCTTCGTCGATGGTGTCGTCGGTGAAGACGGCCTTCAGGGTTTCCCAGGCATAGCGCAGATACTCGAAGCCCTTCACGGTGGTTTCCACCATGAAGACTCCCGCCTTCCGGGCGATCTCGAACTCATCGGACAGCCACTTCCCGATGTCCCACCCCACCAGGAAGGCGCTGATGACGGCGAAAGCGGAATTCAGACGGCCCAGGGCACCGATGGCCTGTCCGATGGGGAGATTCATGGAGGCGATGGCCTCGCCGGCATCCATGCCCAAGGAGATTCCCGCCAGCCTGGCAGCCAAAAAGGCCGCGCGCAGCGCTCCTGCGGCAGCCGCCACGGTGGCCAACGTGGTGGCCAGCTGGGTGATCAAGGGAAACCGCTCGGCGAAATCCGCTATGGCCCGGGAGGCGTCCGACAGCCCTCCGGCGATCTTGTTCACCGCCGGGAGAAAAGTGGACCCGATGTTGATGGCGATGGCCTCAACAGAATTCGCGAGCAGCTGGATTTGTGCCTCTGTGGTCTGCAGACGCCGCTTGAATTCATCCTGCATGGCGCCGGCGGTGCGCTGCCGGTCGGAGACGAGCCCCAGGGCCCGTTCGTACTGGCCCAGGCTCGCGATGAGAGCGCTGATGTCGTCCTGGTATTCCAGCCCGAAGAGCTTCACCAGGACCTCGGACCGTGCCATCGGCTCGATCCGCTGCAGCGTGCGGAGGAATTCCACCAGGGCCTGTTGGGGGTTCTCGCGGATGGACGCAGCGAGTTGTTCGGCGTCGATGCCGATCCGCTGCAGCGCCTCCTGGAAGTCCTTGCCGGCGACCTTGGCCGTCTGGAGCTTGGCAAGCAGGGCGTTGATGCCGGTGGCGGCCACCTCCGGGGTCTTGCCCAGGCTCAGTATGGCGGCGCCGAGAGCCGCCGCCTGGTCCGCCGCAAGCCCGAACTGCCGGCTCTGTCCTCCGATGCGGGACATGACCTCCACGATGTCCCGCTCGGTGGTGGCCATGTTGTTTCCGAGGGTGTTCACCGCGTCCCCGACGGACTGCACCTGCTCCAGAGTGAGGTTGAAGACGTTCATGAGCCTGGCGATGGCCTGGCCGGCCTCGTCGGCGCCCATGTTGAACGCCGTGGCCATCTGGGCAGCCAGCTCGGTGAATTCACGGAGGTGTTGGATGGGGATGCCGAGCTGCCCCCCGGCCGCGGCCAGCCGTGCCAGCTCGTCGGCGGACATGGGGATGGTGCGCGTGAGATCCTTGATTTCGTCCCCGAGCCGCTGGATCTGCTGGTCCGTTGCGCCGGTGACCTTGGCCACTTCGGCCATCGCGGATTCGAAATCCATCGCCTGCCGGATGGCCAAGGTGAGCCCACCTCCGGCGGCGGCCAGGCCGGCCAATTCCGCCTTGGCCGCCTGGAGAGCTCCGGCAAAATCGTTGGTCTGGCGCTTGAGATCGGCGATGCGGCGTTGGGTGGCGACGGCGGCCTGGGCGATTTCCTGCTGGCTGAGCACCCCGGACTTTTTGAGCGAATCAAAAGCGGCCTCCACTTCGCGAATCTGCCGTTGAATCTCCGTATGCGGCACCAGACCCAGGATGTCCCGACTCTTGGCGACATTGACCAGATCCCGGTAGGAGACCAGCAATTCGTGGGTTTCTTTGTCGACATAGTCCGCCGCCTGCCCCGTGGCGATGAAATCCTGGGCGAGCTTGGAAAACGTCCTTATATCTTCGGGCGTTTTTCCGAGAGATTTCAGCAACTCACCGAATTCCTCGTTGAGCCGGTCAACGTTGCTGGTTGCCTCTCGGGTATCGGCGGAGATAGTGATCTGCAGCTTGTAAGGATTCGCCATCGCCTGATCCTATATAAAAAGAAAGGGGGTGCAACCGGGTGACCACAGGACTCGCGGCCCTCTCGAATCCCGGCGGCACCCCGGAGTCGGACGGAGGCCCAAATTACTCAACCAGCGTCACACGGAAGTATTGGCTCGTTCCGGCCGGCTTGCTGGTGTCCTTCAGCGCCTTGCCCTCGACCTCCAGGCCGGCGTAGTCATCTCCGATGAGGCTGATGGTCTTGGCCGCACCGAAGCGGGCCCGCCACACGTCCACGATCACCGGCTTTCCGGATCGCGCCTCGTTCAGCCCCTCGAACACCAGCTCGTAGGTGCCCTGGGCTCCGTCCAGGGCCTGCACCACGTCCTGGGCCCCGTAGTCGTAGTCGACGTGCAGGGTGGCGCCATCCGCGATGGACCCGGTGCTGAGAATGAAGATCCCGCCCGGGCGCACTTCGTAGTCCGTGCCGGCCGTGTAGGTGGTGGTGTCCGTCTCGTCCTGGACCACCACGTTGCTGATCCCTGTGTGTGCCAGCCGAACCAGCGCGTCATGTTTCGCCGTCACCACTTCACTCGTCGCGGACCCGGCCTCCACGGCCTCGGTGGTGCCGTAGAGGGACATCGCAAGGTTTGTCGCGTTCAGGTCGTGGAGCGTCATGGCCAGCGTCACGCCGGTGATCCGGCGCACCTCGTTGATGACGCCGCCTCCCGGAGACCGGTAGTCCCGCAGCTCCTTCGTCTCCTCCTCCGTTCCGATGTCGAGCTTGGAGACGTTTCCGATCTCGAGGAGCCCGCCGGATCCGGAAAGGTCCCGCATGTAGATCTTGCCGCTGCCGATGTAGGAATAGTCCGCCATCCCCCGTCCTCCTATGCCATCCTGGCTTTCATTTCGTAGATCTGTTGATAGACCACCATGCGATCATCAGCGCTAACGGCACCTTCCCTGAGGAGCCTGGCCGGCGTCCACCCGGGCAGGAGCCGTGCCCTGTTGAGCAGAGCCCGGCAGCGATCCAGCCAGTGGTACGCCCCAGGAGAGGAGCCGATGCCGCGCCGGGCCGCTTTCTGCCCTCGTAAGTCCTGGTCGCAGACCAGCACCAGGACCTGCACGGTGTACAAATCCGCCTGGTTGACCGATTCCACGGAGCCCCCCGCCCACACCACAAACACGGCAGGAAGTCGCCTTGTGCCGGTCTCCAGCTCGGCCGTCCCGATCTCGTCCGCGTAGCTGTCCAGCGTCCGAAGGCCTTCCGCCTTGAGCGGCGCCAGTGCTTCCAGGAAGGCGTCCTCGATGGCCGAAATGTCCATCCCGTTATCCGCCCCGCTTGGCCTGGCCCCGGCTGATGGAGTAGCCCAGGGCGCTCAGCGCCGCCATGAGCCCCCCGACGACCTGCACCAGGGCGTCCGAGAGGATGTTCGCCTTGGCCGGCTCGATGGCGCCGAAGAGCGCCAGGATGCCGATGACCTGCGCCACGGCGGTCACCCAGAACTCCGTCGTCTTGTAGCCGGGTTTGGGGTCGTTCTTTTGCAGAGTCGTAAGTTCCATGTGTCAGGCCTCCTTGTCGCGCCTCACGCCTCACGCCCTAGGGCATCTGATCCAGCTCGTCGCTTCCGAACACTTGAGATCTTGCCCGCACGGTGATCCTCATGTGCCCGGGCGCATCCGGTTCCGGCTCGGCTCCCAGGCTCACGATCCCCTTGCTGATGTCCCTGAGCAGCCGCACGGCGTTGTCGTAGGTGCGCTGGAGCGCATCACTCACCTTGCCCACGCGCAAATACAGGTAGTAGACGGAAAGATCCGTACAGAGCTTCTTCACCAGCGGATGCGCGGTTTCGAGGGGCACGGCGTATCTCACGCCCACGTAGGCGTCGATCTCGCTCGATGCGCGCTCCAGCGCGGCATCCACCACCGTGTCATCCACGGCACCCGCACCCGCATCGTCCGTGAGCTCCACCAGCACGTCCGCCGGCACGGCCTGTTGGATGTCCGAAAGGGTTGCATAGGACATGGCTCAACGCCTCAGTCCAGGGCCCGGCGGACCCAGCCGAGAAGGAACTTCCGTCGGGCCGCGTGCTGGGCCAGATCCGCATAATGTCGAACGGCCTGCAGTCGGAGCTGCGCCAGGATCAGGCCCGGCACCGGGTGGCGATTCACGGCGTCCACCGTATTGGGCCCCAACCAGCCGTCCACCTCCACATGCCCGCCGGATGCGTTCACGGCCCGCTGGAGCATCTTGTGGGCCCGCCAGGGGCCCACATGCACCGCCAAATCCAGGAGCTTGGCCGCAATGTCGGCATTTTCGATCCTGTGGTAGCCGTGTTCGTCCCACCAGTCCTTGCGGTAGATGGCGCGGGCCTGCTCTTCCGTGAGGTTCCGGATGTCCAGGTCCGGGTAGCTCCGCTTGCTGATGCCGAACTTGGTCTCCCCGCCCGGATCATCCGGATCGTTCACGTAGCCGCCTTCGTGCTTCAGCACCACCTCCACGGCTCTCTCGAACGTATCCACTGCCTTCGCCCCCGCTCTGGATGGGCGCCAAGCGTTCCTGCTCTCGTGCGCCTCACGCCTGACGCCTAACGACTTACGCCTTAGACCACCTTCGCGTACACGATGGCTCCGGGGCGCTGCAGCACCGGAAGCGGCCGCGATTCCACCTTGATCCATCGCCCGCTGGGATCCTTTGTGGCCCAGCTCTTGCTGAACAGGTACTGCCCGGGCTCCAGGTTCCCAACGCCCTGGGGAGCGTCCTCGTCCACCACGGGCGCATAGGGGCAGTCGAAGGCGTCGTCGCTGTATCCCACCAGGCAGAACCGATCCTGCGGCACAAAGTACTGGCGGGTCTGGCTCTGGTCCACGTAGCTCCCGGTGACCTCCACAATCTCACATCCCGCGAGACGTTCCACGTCTCCGGTTTCCGCGATGGTCCTGCCGGAGTCGTAGCGCAGGAGCCCCAGCACGGCCTCGTTGCCGAGCAGCGCGTCCATCGCTTCCCAGCCCACGAAGGCGATCCATCGCTGGATCTCACCCCCGTGGTCCTGCTCGATGAGCCGCTTCCAGGCGCGGATGTCATTGATCGGATTGGATTCGGCCGCGGTCCACAGCGTGGAGAGCGTGGGCTTGTGGCTTGCGTCCATGTTGTAGTCCACGAGCGTGGATCCGTCATCGTCCACGATCTTCCCCTGGAGCACCGTGGATGCCCAGTATTCCAGGGTCCGGTCGATCATGTTGCGCATGTCGGTGAGCTCGCGGTTGATCCGGTTGCTCATGAGCTCCAGCGCCGCCTGCTCGCCGTAGGCGCGCACCCCGTTCAGTTCCGCCGTGTGGATGAACCGCTTGTGGGCCAGCCTCGGAGCCTGCACGGTCACGGTCTTCCGGCCCGTCTTTTCGGTCACCTGCGCCGGAGCATAGACCGAGATGTTTTTGAGGATGCCCTCGCTCCCGCTGATGATGTCGAAGGCCAGGCGGTCCGAGGGCTCCATGTGCATCTTGTCGGCGAAGAGCCTGCTGAAGATCGGCCGCTTGGGTGCCTTCAGGTTGTTCACCGCCGTGGTGAGGGTTCTCACCTTGAAGAGATCATCCATCGCGCTCCTCCTATTTCACCACGATGCCGCGGTCCTGCAGGTTGAGGATCGCCGTGGCCTTCTGCGGGTCCGTGATCGTCCCGGGCCAGATGAGATCTGCCAGTCGGTATTCGCCCACCAGGTAGATCTGGGCGCTCACGTCGGCGGCCGTTGCGTCCACGTCTTCCGCCAGGATCCCCCGGGCGATCTCGGTGCCTTCGCTCGCCTCAGGTTCCAGTTGCACCCATTTCCCGTCGGCGTTCATGGAAAGCACCGTGCCGCGGCTCAGCGCGCCGGCTCCAGAGGCGACCACGCCCGTCTTCATGGCGCGAAAGTTCCCCGCCACCAGCTGGCTCATGGCGCTTTCCGTGGTGATGGTGGCTCCGTAGTCGGCCATTGCTTACCCCTCCTTTCGCGGCTGGACGCCCGCGATCTTCAGCCCCAGTTCCCGTTCCTTGTCGCCGGTATCGGGCTGCCCCTGCGTGAATTGCGCCCCCATCGGAACCACATGGGGGAGCTTTTCCAGGAACTGCCGAAACCATGCGGACGGCGTCTTCTTGCCGTCGGAAAACTCGATTTCTTCCGGCTGTCCTTCCAGGGCCAGCAGGAACTCCACCAGGCCCATTTCCTTGAAGGCCGGCGCCAGCTTGTTTTCCCGCTCCAGCTTCTCGCAGAACGCCTCCACGTCTTGGCGCCGCACTTTGGCGGCCAGCTCCAGGCGCTCCTTCTCGGCGGCTTCCTTTTCCGCCTTGATCTTTTCCAGCTCGGCCTTCAGCCGTTCCACTTCGTTCATGTTCTTTCCCTCCTCATCGATGGCCGCAAGGAGCTTGCCCGCGGCGTCCAAGATGGCCTCTGCGCCCTGTTGCCCCGCCCTCTGGCGGATGGCCGTGAGCGCCGAACGGTAGACCTTGCCCTCCTTGCCGAAGGGATATTTCCAACGGGCCTTGGTCTGGTCGGCCTGACCCGTGTCTTCCGCCAAAAACCATCGTGCGTACGCCTCCCAATCGGGCGGGTCTCCCAGCAGCGCATTCTCGTCCTCCGCCGAGATGGACCAGGGCGATTCCAGATCCACCTTGCCCTCGCGGATGAGGCGCAGGGCATGATCGAATCCGGCGCGGTTCAGTCGGACGCCGCCCTGGGCGAAGTCCAGGTGGATTTCCACCACGTCCTCAGCCGCACCGTCCCGAAAGGCCGGATCCGGAAGCCCCTTCACGGCCGGCGGCACCGCTCCAAGGAACCCCACGTGACGCAGGCTCCCGTCGGGGTAGAGGCTGATGGAGCGCTTCTTGTAGAGCTTCTTTTGCAGCCACTCCTTGAATTCCGGGGCCAGGTCCTTGATCTTGGCCCACAGGATCTCGCCGTCCCGCTTGAGGGCTTCCACCCATCCGTAGGCCGGCGCGTTGTCCTTGGGATGCCCGACCACCACCGGAGCCTCGGACTTGGCCGGGTCGTAGCTCTCCACAATCTTGTCGATGTCCTCGACGTTCCACGTGCGCGTGCGGCCGGCTGAATCGGTCCACGTCCCGGCGCGAAAGACCGCGATCCACATGTGGTCAGTCCTCCTGTTCCTGCAACGCCCGCCGGCAGAGGCTCATGATCTTCAGGACCACCGGCTTCGGCACGTCGGAAATGATGGTTTCCAGGTCCTGGTACACGCTCCAGCCGAAGGCCAAAGCCTCGCTGTACCGCTCGTCTTCCAGGCGTTTCCACCTGGCCTCCTCCAGGTCGATGACTTTCACGGCTCGGTCGATCCTCTGCACCTGCTCCAAAGCCCCCTGGATGTCGCCGATTCCCAGCAGGTACTTCAGGCAGAGCACGGCGTTTCGGATGTGGTGTTGTTCGTGCGGGCCCATGTCCGCCTCCGGGCCGATGCCTCGTCTGCTCGTTCGATATTAGCGCAACGCCCAAACCGGCGTGTCACGCCCAGTCACGCCCAGTCACAAAAAACGAAGCTAGCGCGATCGCGATGCGAAAATCTTTGGAATACTTGCGCTATAGTGGGGATGGAACGGACTTCGGAGACGAAAGGAGGCGCCGATGATCCGTGATCAGGAAGAAACCCGCATGCTCTGCATGCTGGCCGAGCACGGGGCCATCCTGGAATCCATCGTGGAGCGGCTGGAGCGGCAGGAAAACTCCATCGCCGTGATGGATGACCGGCTGGGGATAAGGATCGACGCGGTTCATTCGAGCCTTGCGAATCGCATTGACAAGATCGACGACCGGCTGAGGACCGTGGAGAAGTCCAGCGCCGTCTACGGCACGACGGCCGGGGCGCTCATGAGCACGCTCATCACCGTGGCGCTCAACATTCTGCTCGGAAAATCTCACTAAGGCGAGGCGCGCATGGCGTGGTCGAAGCAACAGCGGCTGGAAGTGCGGAATCTCTACGTGAACGACGGGCTCCAGCCGCAGGACATCTCCCGCGAAACCGGCATCCCGGCGTCCACCATCTGCCGCTGGCGGTCCCAGGCCAGGAAGAAAGGCGACGACTGGGACAAGGCCCGGTACCAGGCGTGCCTTTCGAGCGAGCACATCGAGGGGCTGAACCGCCAGATCCTCGGCCGCTATCTGGACATGCTCACCAACACGGTCAACTCCGTTCATGCCGCGGACCTGGACCCGATGGAAAAGACCAAGGCCCTGACCAGCCTCGCCGACTCCTACAACAAGATGGTCGGGGCCATGAAGCGGATCAACCCGGAAGTGGCCGTGGCCGAGGTGGCCGTGAACGTCATCACCATCGTCCATGAGGCGCTGAAGGCCCGGTCCGAATCGGCGGCGGCCGTCCTGGCCGAGTGCATCGACGAAATCACGGCGCGCATCCAGGAGCGATACAGTTAGGCATGATCGGAGCGGTTGCGAAGCTGGACAAGAAGGCCCTGGCGGCCGGCATCGAGGAGCTGAAGCGCCGGATCACCGAGGAGGTGAAGCCCTTTCAGGACGGTCCTGGCGACCAGGCCGCCCGCGTCGAACGTGCATCGAAGGACCTGGCCTTCTTCGGGCAGACCTACTTTCCCCACTACTGCACGCGCCCGATGGGGGCCATGCACCGGGAAATTTGCTCGCTATATGAGAAAATCATCCTGAATCCCAAGCCGCAGAAGACGGCGCTGGCCGCCCCTCGCGGCAACGCCAAGTCCACCTGGACGAGCCTCATCCTGCCCATCTGGTGCATCGTCTTCGCCCGAAAACACTTCATCGCCGTCTTTTCCAATTCGCATACCCAGGCGGCGGATTTCCTGGAATTCATCAAGGCCGAACTGGAATCCAACGAGCGGCTGCGCCACGACTTCGAGGGCGCCTGCGGCGAAGGGCCCGTCTGGAAGTACGGCACGGCGGTCACGCGCAACGGCATCCGCCTGAAGGCGTGGGGCGTGCGCCAGAAACTCCTGGGCGCCCGGCATCTCCAATGGCGTCCCGATCTGTGCATCTACGACGACCTGGAGGACCCGGAAGAACTCGCCAACCCGGAAAACCGCAAGAAGAACGAAGCGTGGTTCTTCCGGAAGGCCGTGAACATCGGCGACATCAACTACACGGATCACCTGGTGGTGGGGACGATCCTCCACGCCGATGCGCTTCTCCCCAAGCTCATCGCGAAGTACGGGGGCACCACGTACCGGAGCGTCATCCGGTGGAGCGAAAGCCCGCTCTGGGACCGGTGGGCCGACATCTATGCGTCCGAGGCGGACCCGGAAAAGCCCGAGGCCCGCGCCTTCTTCGAGGCCCACAAGAGCCGGATGCTCGCCGGAACGGAGGTTCTGTGGCCGGAAGGAGAAAGCTACTACGACCTCATGTGCCTGCGCCAGGACATCGGCCCCGCCGCCTTCGACGCCGAAAAGCAGAACGACCCGGCCGAATCGGGATGGTTCAAGGAGGAATGGCTGGAAAAGTGGGCCTACGACCCGGCCGACATCTCCGGAAGGAAGCTCATCGTCACCGCCGCCTGCGATCCCTCGATGGGAAAGGACACGGGGGCCCCCTCGGCCATCGTCGTCCTCGGCCGCGATCCGGAAACGGGCGTGGTGTACGTGCTGGAAGGGGACATCGCCCGGCGCCATCCGTCGGCGATCATCCGGGACGTGATCGCCCATCAGGAGCGCCACCGGTGCGTGGCATGGCGGTTCGAGGAGGTGCAGTTGCAGGAATATTTGAAAGACCAGCTCCTGGCCGAATCCATGCAAGCCGGCGTGCCGCTCCCCGTCTATGGTGTGCGGCCGCACAAGGACAAGCACCTCCGGATCCAGGGCCTGCAGCCGCACATCTTCAACGGCGTGATCCGCCTGCCGCGCTCCATGAAGGCGGGCCGGGACAACCCCATGAACCTCTGGAACCAGCTCATCCACTATCCCAGGGCGGCCTTCCTGGACGGACCGGATGCCCTGGAGATGGCCTTTAACGGCTCCAGGTCCCTGGGCGAGGGACGGGTGGTGACGCGCCGCCGGCGCCGATCCTCCCGCATGACGCAAGGCTATCTGTAGACGTGGAGTAAACGATGCCGGACGAACGAAAGCTCCTCACCAAGACGCTTTTCACCCGCGCCAGGCTCTGGGATTTCCAGACCTGCCTGGGGCTCCTCCCCAACCCGGATCCGGTGCTGCGAAAGAAGGGCCTGGCCATACAGGCCTATGAGAACATCCTGGTGGACGGGCGCGTGGTAGCCTGCATGGAAAGCCGAAAGGCCGGCGTCCTTTCCTGGGCATGGGAACTGGAAGGCGGCGGGTCCGACAAGCACCGAGGGATCCTGAGCGACCACCTGGAAAGAATCGACATTCACAACGTGCTGAACCAGGTCCTGGACGCCGTCTTCTTCGGCTACAAGCCGCTGGAAGTGATTTGGGAGCGCGTGGGCGGCGGGTGGATCCTTCCCGCGGAAGTCCGGGGGCTGCCGCCCCAATGGTTCGCCTTTGATCCGGAAAACCGCCTCCGGTTCCTCTCCGCATCGTCCGCCCTGACCGGGGAGGAGGTGCCGGAGCGCAAGGTGCTCGTGGCCGCCCGGGACGCCTCCTACGCCAACCCCTACGGCCGGCCCGTGGCGGCTCTCTGTTTCTGGCCGGTCAGTTTCAAGCGGGGCGGGCTGAAGTTCTGGGTGTCCTTCGTGGAGCGCTTCGGCATGCCGCATCTCCTGGGCAAGGTCCCGCCCGGCACGCACGAAGACAAGATGAACGCCCTGGCGGACCAGCTGGAAAAGATGGTCCAGGATGCCATCGCCGTCATCGAAGACGATCAGAGCATCGACACCCTGGACGTGGGGACCCGGTCCGCATCCAGCAATCTCTACCGGGATCTCAGCCGCCACATGAACGACGAGATCGCCGTGGCCGTGCTGGGCCAGACCCTCACCACCGAAGTGCGCGAAGGCTCGCGCGCCGCCGCCCAGGTCCACATGGCCGTGCGCGACGACATCGCCGCCAAGGACCGGCGCATGGTGGCCGGCGTCATGAACCGGCTCATCCGCTGGATCTGGGATCTCAACTTCACCGGCGATCCGCCGGTCTGGCGCTGGGTGGAAGAAGACGATCCCAGGAAGGATTGGGCCGAGCGGGACGATTTGTTGGCCAAGCAGGTCCGCTTCACCAAGGTCTACTTCCAGCGCCGCTACGGCCTCCAGGAAGACGAATTCCAGGTGATGGATACCCAGGGTCTCCCCCAGGCGCCGGAAGGCGTTCTGGGGCCATCCAGAGGCTTTTCCTGGGCGTTTCGTTCCGGGGCCGCGCCGGCGATGGCGACGCCTCCGGCTCAGGACCCCGGCCAGGCGGCCATAGACGGACTGGCCGATGCCTACGCCGGCCGCGCGGCCGAGGCGTTTCAAACATCTTTGGGCCCGGTGCTGCAGGCCGTGCAGGAAGCCCAAAGCTACGAAGACCTGATGGAACGCCTCTACGAGCTCCACAGGGAGATGAACACCGCGGACTTCCAGGAGCTGGTGCGACAAGCCCTCTTCGCCGCGGATCTCTGGGGATACCTGCGCGCCAAGGATGAGGCGGGTGGGGCATGATCGAACTCAAGCCGCTCCCGTTCGATGAAGCGATCCGGTTTTTCCGGGACAAGGGCCTGGCCGTCTCGCCGCTCTCCTGGCGGGACGTCTGGGCGGACGCCAATGTGCGCGCCTTCACCGTGGCCCGCGTGGCCGCAATGGATGTGCTGGAAGACATTCGTCGGGAAGTGGACCGGGCCGTGCGATCCGGCGTCACCCTGCAGGACTTCAAGGCTTCGCTCGCCGAAACCCTGGCCCGCAAGGGCTGGTGGACTCCTCCCTTAGAAAAGCCCGAAGAGATTCTGCCCGACGGCATGGTCCGAAAGCGCCTAACGCCCTGGCGGCTGGACACCATCTTCCGCACCAACGTGCAGAGCGCCTACAACACGGGCCGCTACCGGCAGATGATCGAAAACGCCCCCCGCCGGCCCTGGTGGCTCTACGACGCCGTGAACGACGCCCGCACGCGCCCCGCCCACGCCGCGATGGACGGCAAGGTCTTCCGCTTCGATCATCCCATCTGGGACAAATGGTATCCGCCCAACGGCTTCAACTGCCGGTGCACGGTCCGGGCCCTCTCGGATCGGGACATGGAGCGCCGCGGCCTCCGGGAAAGCACCCGTCCGCCCGCGGACAGACCGGATGAAGGATTCGACTACAACCCGGGCCGCGTGAAGTGGCAGCCGGATTTCAACCGCTACGCGCCCCGGGCCCGGCATCTGCTCCAATCCGATCTCTCGGACGGCTCCGCCTCCGGACCTTTACCCCTTCGGAACCGACCCGACATCGCCGCCGTCCTGACGCAGAAGCTGGGGCACATGCTCCCCAACGGCGTGCGGGACGTCCGCTTTGCAGACGCAAAATTCCTCATGGCCACGGACAGCCGCGGCGGCTTTGTGGTCTCCACACGCCCTAAGAACCTGACCAAAGTGGGAGGGCCGGCGGCTTATCGGGCCGACCGCATGCTGGAAAGCGGCCTCCGGGCGCTCGGTAGGCGTCCGCTCACGTTCGACGAAGAATACGCGCTCGAAAGCTTCTGGCACGAATGCCTGCACAACCTCCAGGTGGAAGCGCGGGACCGGACCGCTTTCTACGCCAAGCGCTATCCGGACAGCCGGGTGCTCATGGAAACCGTCACCCAGTGGACGGCCAGGCGCACCTACCACCAGATGCTGGACGCCCTGGGCGGCTACCGGCCGTCGCTGCAGGATGACATCATCCGGCGCGGCTATGCCTACCGGCACTGGGTGAGAAACCTGGAATCTCTGCGGGTGCGGGTGGGGATCGGTGAATCGCAGCTCAAGGCCGCCTGTGCCGAGGTCATGGGAAGCGTTCCGCGGGACCAATACGAAGACGCCCTCGTCGAACGGCTTACGGCGCGTGGAGCGCTCCAGCCCGACCGCGAGTTCGTATTCCGTCTCGGCCTGCAATGCCTGCGCTCGGATCCGAAGACCTTTGCCGAGACCGTGCTGGCTTTCTTGGAGTGACGACCGCTCTTTAGGCCTCGGCCAAAAGATCCGGATTCAGGTAGGCCAGTTCCAGCGTGAAGCGGTATCCCGGGTCCCGGATGGAAGCGAGATATTGAGCGGCACGGTCTTCCATGCCGCGGTGGAGGTAGAGCCTGGCGATTTCCCCCAGCTGGGTGTCGGCGCCACGGGCCATCGTCCGCTTGTATCGGTCCAGATCTTCCCGGGACCGGATGTTGAAGACCAGCGCCAGCTCTTCCGGGGTGGGTTCGTGATCGAAGATGGTTTCCACTTCCGCTCTCCCGTTTTGTTTCAGGATAACGAAAGGATAACGCCGTGAGCGTTCGCATTCAAATAAAAAAGAACCAGGACACCGTGAGCCGGCTGCTGCAGGATCTCACGGGCCGTCTCCAGGATCTCACGCCGGTCATGCGCGACATCGGAGAGATCCTGGTGGAGCACATCCAGGAAAACTTCCGCGAAGGCACCGCCCCGGACGGAACCCGCTGGAAGCCGTCCGTGCGGGCCATGAAGGAAGGCGGCAAGACCCTCATCGACACGGGCGTGCTTCGGAATTCCTTCCACGCCCGGCCGGACCGCCGAAGCGTCCGGATCGGCACCCCCGACGTGCGGGCGGCCGTGCACCAGTTCGGCGCCCCCCTTCCTCGTATCCCTTCATCGCCATACGGCCGAGGCGTAGCGGGCCGCAGGGGATTTCGATTCAGCCCGGAAACATCTGGAACAGGCCAGGGCCATGGCCATGTTCCTGGAAATGTCGCCCGTCGTAATTGGGAAGCTGAGTCACGCATTGGATGAGCTGAAGAAACTCAAGTCTCCCGGGAAACGTTCGGTTCGGCCGGCGGCGATGCCGGCTTAGGAGGTGTCCGATGTGTCCATTGAAGCGTTGTCGTTTTCTTGAGGCGGCGAAAGCCATCATTGACGAGAGGCGTTGCTTGGAGTGGGGGTATGTCCCCTCTCGGGATCTCATGGGCTATTACTGGAAGGGGGAATGGGTCGGAGGCGATACCGTGGACGATGCGATCCATTTTATCGCCGACCAGATTGATGCCTCCCAGTCCCCGAAGTCCATGCCGTCCTGTTGCCGGGAGCAGGCCCTTGTTGACACCATCGAAAGCGAGGGGTTCGATTGTCCGAACCTGCACGCCCTCGTGCTTGCGACGCCCGTGCGGTTTTCGGGGCGGGTGCTTCGACCGGCGGACGGGAAGGACGAGCGGAGCGGAGGCGAAGGACTGAAGCGATCCTGACCGGAGGGCCGGCGCTGGGCGGCTAACGGAGACAAACGGGAAGCCGGAGCCAAGGCGACCGAGCGGAGGCACCCAGCCGGGCAAGCCCTACGCGCGTTAAGTCCCGGCTGGGTGCCGGAGCGCTTTGTCGGAGTCCGCCCAGCGCCGGCCTGGAGGGAAGGGTTAGCGGAAGTCCGGAGCCGGAGCGGAGCGGGCGTCGGCCGCTTGTATCGGTCCAGATCTTCCCGGGACCGGATGTTGAAGACCAGCGCCAGCTCTTCCGGGGTGGGTTCGTGATCGAAGATGGTTTCCACTTCCGCTCTCCCGTTTTGTTTCAGGATAACGAAAGGATAACGCCGTGAGCGTTCGCATTCAAATAAAAAAGAACCAGGACACCGTGAGCCGGCTGCTGCAGGATCTCACGGGCCGTCTCCAGGATCTCACGCCGGTCATGCGCGACATCGGAGAGATCCTGGTGGAGCACATCCAGGAAAACTTCCGCGAAGGCACCGCCCCGGACGGAACCCGCTGGAAGCCGTCCGTGCGGGCCATGAAGGAAGGCGGCAAGACCCTCATCGACACGGGCGTGCTTCGGAATTCCTTCCACGCCCGGCCGGACCGCCGAAGCGTCCGGATCGGCACCCCCGACGTGCGGGCGGCCGTGCACCAGTTCGGCGCCCCGGCCGGCTCCTTCGGCACGGTGGAAGTCCTGGTGCGTGAACACTTCCGTCGCCGGCCCGGAAAGGAACCCGTGCGGGTCCGGGCCCACACCCGCCGCCAGCGCCTCCCCTGGGGCGACATCCCCGCCCGACCCTTCCTCCCCGACCCGGATGCCTTCCCTGGCCGGCTGATGGAGGACATTCGTGAAAGCATCTTGGATTTTCTCCGCCCCTGATGCTTGCATGGACCATTCGCAAAGGAAAGCCCGGAGATGTGCCAACGCCACCAAAGGAAAGCGCCCCCGTCCTCGCGGTACGGGGCATCTCCGGGCTACTGGACATACCGGCCCAATAAAAAAGGCCGCTGACGGGGGCCTCCCGCCTTTGGTGGTTTAGGCGTCATTAGCCTAACCCGGCGGGACCCCGGCGTCAACAAAAAATCAAACCGCAGTCTCCCCGTCGCACGGGGCGAAGAAGAGCCTCCGGGCCCATCCCCGAACCTCGACCCGGGCCTGGTATCCGTCGGACTGCTCGTTGATGAGCTCGGCCAGAAACCGGCAGGATGCTTCGTTGGTGATGCGCATGGTGTGTCTCCTCGATGGTCAGGATGTGTATTCTTTCAGGCTGGAAGCCTTCACGCGGAGGCCGCGCCGCACGCCCACGGTGACGGCGTCCAGCGCCCCCGATTCGATGAGCCGATAGACCGTCCGCTTGCTCACCCCGAGAATCGCCGCCACTTCATCGGGGCGCAGCAGCGTCTTGTTCTCCAGGATCCGCCTTTCCGGTGCCGTCACGGACGCGCCCCTCCCATCTTTCCGGTCCAGGCTTTCAGCATCTCGTACACCTTCCGGCGCTCCTCCTCCGTGGCCGGCCGTTCCGGCTCGGCTGTCCCCTCCGCCACTCTTTCCTCTTTCCTCTCCACTCTTTCCTCTTCTTTTCCCGCTCTTTCCTCTTCCGCCACGTAGGCTCGTCCCATCCGCTGCCGCTCCACGGCCCGCTCCTCGCTCGCCGCCCGGCCGGCCGCCATCTCCCAGGCCACGTGGCGGAGGTAGTTGTGGTTCTTGAGCCCCTTCGGCCGGCGGGCCAGCACGGCGTCCAGGGCCGCCGCCCACACGGTGGGAGGGCAGGGGCGGAGCTCGCCGCCCTCCCACCGCACGGTGCCGGACTCCACCATGTCCTGGAGCTGCTGCAGTAGCCGCAGGGCGCGCGTCCAGGTGAGCCCCCGGCCTCCCTGGCGGAACAGCCCCAGGTACGGCAGCACACGGCTCTGCACCACGCCCGGGAGGCGGGTCACCACGTCCAGGGCCTGGCGCGCCGCCGCGTCGTTTTCCCACGCCTCGGCGCTCGCTATCGCGCCGCAACTCGGGCAAATCAGCCTCATCCGATCATCTCCCGGATCACTCGGGTTGCGACCATGAGCACGGTTTCATAGGACAATTCCACGCCCTTCTCACGGGCAATCCGCACGATGGATTTCCACACGGACACGGGCCGAATCTTGTCCAGGAGCTCGTGGCCATCCCAGGTCAGGCGAAAAGCCACGCAATCGATCTTCATCCCAACGTTGTCCCGACACCTGGCCTCGATGAGTCCGGCCTGATACAGCAGCCACATATGGTAGGCCACCTGCTCCCGATCAAAACCTTCCACCTGGTCGGGGCGAAGCACCTGGTCGGTTCCTTCCATCTGCTCCAGGGCCTCCAGAATCGCCCGCATAAGCTCCCAGTCCCGTTTCATGCGCCCACCTCATGCCCTTGTCATCTCCCGGATCACCGCCATCGCGTCTTCCAGGATGCGCCGCTGCTGCCAGGCCAGTTCCTTGGTGCTCCGGGTGCGGCCGCCGATTTTTTCATATTGATTGCAAAGCTGGACGCCCTTCGCCAGGATCCCCTGCAGCCGGACCACGGCCGGCATGGCGCCGGGACGCTCATCCAGCTCCGCCCCGCAGCACACGCACGTGTATTGCGTGCACCGCTCGCAGTGGTTCACATGCCCGCACGAGGGACAGACTTTCATCTCCCACCTCCTTGCCGGGCCGTAGCTTCGCGAAGGCCGGCTCCGTTCGCCGTCAGCACCGTCACCGCCATGCCACGGTCCTCGTCCACCAGCAGGATCATGCCGCGCTCATGGTGCCAGTATTCGGCCAGGATCTTATGCGGCACCAATGTCCCGAAGCGCCGCACCATGCACCGCATCTGCCTCCGGATCCGGCAGGACTCCGCCAGGATCCGGTTGATCGACTCAAGGGACGGCGTCGCCCCCACCCGCTCGTTCCATCGCCGCACGAAATGCCTCGAAAGACTGTGCACCTGCTGATGTCTCACCGTCGCATCACCATGCCTCATGCCGTCCTCCTTCGCCGGTCGTATTCCAGGGCGGCGATCACCGCCTGGAGCTTCCGGCCGCTCAACCATTCCACCCGCTGCACTCCGAACATCCTCCGCGCGATGGCGTGGGCGTAGGCCCAGGGCCGCCCCGCGTCGGCCAGCAGCGCTTCCACCTTCCGGAGCATCGCCCCGCGCTCCGGATGTGCCATGTTTCGGGGACGATCCGGATACCCGCCCGCGGACGCGGAGCCGGCCGGATCCAGGTGGGAAATGAGCCGCACCAGCTGGTCATCTGTCAGCCCGGCCGCCGATCGCACGCCGAACAGCGCCTCGATGGCCCCGCGGTAGGTCTCCTCATCCAGGCCGAGCTCCTTCTGCAGCAGATGCACCTTAGCCAGCAGCCTGCGCCGCCTGTCGCCCGCCTTGTTTCGCTTTCCCATCACCGACTCCCGCCAGGTCGTACCCATAACGCACACGTTCCACGCGCTCCGTGCCCACGGCCTCCAACTCGGCGTCCGGCCAGGTTTCCAGCTTCGACCAGTCCACGCTCTTGGCGATCTTGACCGCGTCCAGGCGCCCCAGGGCTTCCAGGCGCTCCAACACGCCCCGGGCCCGCTTCACGCGGATCTCGACGCTTCGGATCAATGTGCCGTTCCGGAGCCGCACCCAGCATTCCGGCTGAGATGCGTCGAATAGATCCCCTTCGTGCGCCTTCGCCGTCTTCTTGATCTCCTTGTCCACCCGATCCAGCTCGGCCTTCCATTTCTGGATGGGCTCCTCGTATTCGGCCCGCACCGCCGCGAGCCTCCGTTTCATCTCATCTTCCAGGTCGCGAAGCTCCACTGTGAGGCGCCCCGCCTCGGCCAGCAGCTCGTCCAAGATCTTTTCCGGCGACACCCTCTTTCCTCTTTCCTCTCCACTCTTTCCTCTCTTCACGCCGCCCCCCTGCGCCTGGCCTCCATTTCATAATCCTTCGCCTCCACGGCGATCTGGCCCAGCAGCTCCGGCAATGTGCGCCGGCGCAGCTTGGCCACCATGCCGAGCTTTCGGAGCGCCTGGGCCTGCACGCGCTCCGCCCATTCCTGCAGCTCGCTGCCGCTCATGATGTAGTAGCCGCCGCCCGCCTGACTGGCGGAACTCCCGATGGCCGCGCCGCCTCGCCGGAGCTCCGTGATGATCGTCCGGAGGCGCCGGGTGTCGTTGATCTTGTGGCGCCACTCCTCGCCGTACACCCTGCGATAGAGTTCGCCCATGTCGATGGCGTTGGCGCGCCCCACATGCTCCGTGAGCACCTGGAGCACCCGGGCCTTCACGGCCTCTCTCTCCAACATCCGCTCCGCCCTGCGCTTCTCCTCCTGCAACGCTTTCTCTTCCTGCGTCATCCTTCACACCTCCTTGCCGCGCCGAAGGCTTCAGGCGATTCCTGGTGCGGCGTGATCAGGAACTTGAACGGCGCCAGTCTCTTGGCCACCACGTACCGGCGACCGCTGATGGTCAGCTCGTCTCCGATCTCCACCTCGATGACATACCTCTTGCGGCCGGATCCGTTCTTGGGAAGCGGCCACCGGCCCAAGTCCACGCTAGCCCTCATCGTGTCCCTCCATCCCTCCATCCTGCACACACCAGATGACCGGATGCCGGGGGATTCCAACCGGTCCACCATCCCGATCTCTTTCGATGTGCCGGAACTCTCCCATAAGCCAACTCCCGTACCTGCCTCCCCACAATCGTGTCCGGCGCACATGTTCATGGGCCGTCATGGCCAGGCACTGCATGGCGCATCCCTGGACCACGTCCTGGCTGTGGACCCATTCCCCCCACCATTGGCAGGCGGATTCCAGGCACCGTTCATTCCGGATCGGACAGATCTTCATGGCCTTCCCCCCCTTTCAAAATCTCGTCGAACACCTGGTCAATGTCACGCCCAAAGGCCCACACGCACGCCCAGAAAGCGCCGAGCCAAAGCGCCGCCCCCAACAGCCAGATCACCCATCCGTCCATATCTCCCCCTCTCTTCGCTTCGAATCCACCGGCCCAGCGGCCAGAACGCCCCGGACCCGCATGCAGGACACGTTCTGCCGGAATCGCGATCGAACACCTCGTCGCAGTCCAGGCACACCCAACACCCGTTAATTTTCGGCATCCAAGCCTCCTTTTTTTGGTTTGCACTCATTTTTCTCTTGACATCGCTACGGCAATGCCGTATAGATCAATAAAACCGAGGATAGAAAGGAGACAAGCAATGGACTGGAGAGGATTCATAAAGAACCTTCGTAGAGAACTCGGCATCAATACGCGCGATTTTGGGGACCTGGTAGGAATCTCCAGCCGAACCGTAGAGGATTGGGAGCAGGGCCGCCGGAATCCGAGCAGGGCAGCACAAAAAGCGCTGCTCAGACTGCACGCCGACATGGTCCGCAAACAGTGCCTGTCCCGCGAACCAGGCGTGGGTCTCCACACGATTCGGGAGGATCTCGGGATTAAATACATCTACGAATTCCGTCCACCACTCGGCGAATTCGCCCCGAGGGACACCGATCCCCACGAGTGGAGCCTCGTCCGATACCCGGTCCGACTGGGACCGGATTGGGCCGAGCGCTTCGACCACACCTCCTGCGAGTGGATCTCGCAGGACCCCCCTATCAGTTGACACTTTTAAGAGCCGGGGTTGACCACACACCCCGGCCGCAGCTTCGCACCAGCTATCCATCTTCGCCATGCCTCACCTCCTTGGAGCGCCGTAGCTTTCATGCGAAAGCGGCTCCGATCTCCCTGCACAACTCCGCCGCCCTCCGCCCGTGTTCCTCCACGTGTTGGGCCAACCCACTGCACACCAACCGATTCAGCTCCACGACCTTCATCACGAGAGGATCAGGCTGGAACTCCTCTTTGGAAGCCGGCTCGAAAATCGCGTCCCTGCCCGCCAGCGTGAGGCGCCACAGTTTCTCCACGCAACCGTTCGGCTTCCTACGTATCCCTGCCTGGCGAACCCATCCTTTCTCCTTGTAAGTCCGCATGCGCTTGTAGATGTAGGAATCGCTGGTGCCGGCCTGCTGCGCGATGTCTTGGACGGACCACTTCTCGTTGATCTGCATGGCTCGCCGGATGCGGTCCTCCATCTCGGCTGGCCTCGGGGCGTCCGGTCCGCCGGCCTCGGGCCCTCCGCTCCGATCGCTCGCAAAGGCATACACGCCGTGGCTCAGCTTCCGGAGAAACCCCTGCCGGCAAAGCGTCTCCACCGCGCGCTTCGCCTGGTCCACCGTGAGCCCCAGGGCTTCCCGGACCTGCTTTTTGCGGATCGTCCCCTGGGCCGCAGCGAACTGGCGCACCATGTCCGTGGTGGTCCCGACCCTGAGCGCCCGTCCCGTCGTCATCCGTCACCTCCTTTCCGCAGTTCCGCACGTCATGCCCAGGCCCCGATCACCTTGAGTTTCCTGCCCCCCTTCGGTCCATCCAGCCACCTGGGCATCCGATCCACCATGTCGGCTTCCACCATTTTGGTCCTGTTGGCCTTACAGATCCGCTCAAGTTCCCATACCGCCTGCCAGACCCGCCTGAAATCGCCGCCCGAGATCTTTTCCACCTTGCGGGCCGCCTCGGGCTCCATCTTGAGGTCCGCCGCCTTCAAGGTGAACAGCATGATGTCTTCTGCTCCGATGGGCCCGAACTCCACCGTGCGCGTGACACGGCTCCACAGCCTGCGACGGCTCTCGATCTGGGCGAACAGGTGCTGCTCCCCGATGAACACCACCGGGGCCCCGGTTAGGTCGTGCAAGTCCCGGAAATGCTCGATCAGGTCCACCTTCAGCCGGTCGGCCTCATCCACGAGCACCGGACGTGGGTCGGCATCCAGGGCCTCCGCCGCCATGCGCCGGCACCGTTCCACGCTGTGGGCTTCCTGTCCCCGAAGCGCCCGGCAGAGCGCCCCCAACATGGCCCGAGGGGTCCAGTCCTGCATCACCCGGAGATACACCGCCCCGGTTCGCACTGCGTATTCCCGGGCGCACACCGTCTTGCCCCGGCCGGCGATTCCCCACACCACCGCCAGGCCAGGCTGGCCCGCCTCGATGTCCTCCAGGGCCACCATCGCCTCGCGGAACTTCCGTACATTGGCCGTCTCCAAGAAAATGTTTCTCACTCAGCCACCTCCTTTCCGCGATCACTTCACCCCGTACAGCTCCGCCAGCTGATCGTAGCGGTCCGCGAAGTTCTCCCGGAATTCCGCTGTTTTCTCGTAGTAGCTCATGAACGCCTCATCCTCATCGCTGAGCCGCATCTTGTGGATGTGCTTCGCCCGCCAGCACCACTCGTAGCGCTCCGGTTCGCTCCCGAACCACTCCGGACGCTCCGGCTTCTCCGGATCATCACCACAGGCCGAAGCCTCCTCGTCCAGCTGCTCGTAGACCACCCGAAGCCGATCCATCTCCTCCGGATCCGGAATCTCGGCCGGCGCTTCTCGCTTTCCTTTCAGGACCGCCGCCATGCCCCACGGCGCATCCACCACATCGCGGATATCCTCCGGGATCACGCCCAGCTCCCGCAGGTTCTCCACCGTCTGTTTCTTGAGCCGGCGCTGTCGCTCCAGGGCCGCCCGCACCTGGTCCACCGCCACCTGGTCTCCGAACTCCCGCGCCAGCGGGTGCAGCGCCTCCACAGGATGGATCTCTCCGAGCAGGTGCCCGTCCAGCGTGCAGGCCCACATCCTGTTGAGATCCGAACAGTCGTAGTACACTCGCACCCGATCGGTCGTACCGTGCAGGCAGTCGCCCTCGTAGTCGATCCCCCACATCCGGATCCGGCATCGCCGCACGGGACGCTCCTCCCGCCACAGCATGTCCCAGCCCAGCTGGTACTCATCGACGCCGGGGCCTTTCCCGGCCTCGAAGACCTCCCTGGGCGTCCGGCCGCCCAGCCCCCGGTGGGGTTGGTCCACGTACCACTCGATATACCGGCCGATGAGGTGCGCCGCTTCCCGGATGTCAGGGATCCACCCCTGGAATTTGGCTTCGTGCCAGGCCTTGTGCAGCTTCTCGTTACGCTGCATCCAGGCTGGCTTGCGATCGATGGAGGAACCGCAATAGGTGGGCAGGAGCAATTCGAACTGATCCGACAGCGTCTGGAAAAATCGTTCGACGATCTTGGCGCGCGCCTCATACGGCCTGGCCGTGAACACCGCGATGCCCAGGCGGGTGTAGAGACCCGTGCATTCGCCTAGATCCGGATCCGTCTCCGTGAAGACTTTGGCCTTGAAGGCCTTGCCGTTGTCCACGTAGACCGATTTGGGGATCATGCCCAGGGTGATGATCCCGCGGCGGAGCGCCGCGTGGATCGCCACCACGTTTTCGGTGGGCATAATCTGCCAGCCGGCCGGGTAGCGGCTCACCCAATCGTAGTAGACGATGAGCTTCATCCGGCACGGCTTTCCGGTCTGCGGGTGCAATACGAAGAAGTCCAGAGGATGTCCGTCGGCCACCAGGCAATCGCCCACGTTCAGGATCCAGTCTGCGCGATCGATGTGTGGAGCGATCTTGTCCTTGTAGGCCTTCTCGCCTTCGCGCATCAGCACGATCACATGCTGATTGTGCCTGGCGTAGTCCCTGAACCAGCGACGGAAGGTGTCATCGTGCGCCGGCTCCTCGATTCCCCGGCGTTCCAGGATCATGCGGGCGGCCCGGATGGCCGTGGATACGCTCGGCCGGCTCGGTTGCAGGTAGCATTGGAGGAACGCACGGCGGGCCGGCTCGCTGAGCTTCCGATCCTTCCACTTGGTGCTGCCATGCTTCGCCCAGCCGCCCCGGGTGTCCGCGATGGCCAGGAAATCGTCATCGGCCTCACGCAAATACTTGTCCAGTCGATAGAGGGTCTTGGCGGCCACCGGTCCCACCACCTCGAAGACTTCGGGCAGGCGCTGCTTGGAGTTATATGCCGCCAGGAAAGCCTCTGTGGCATCTTTGCGTTTGCCCCACGGGGCGCGCCCGCGCAACTCACGCCAGGCATGCACCAGCTTGTACTTGGCTAGCCCGATCTTCCTGGCCCGATCCGGCATGCCGAGTGGCAGAGGCACGTATCGCCGGATTTTGTCTCGGCGCCGCTCCTCCGCTTCGGCCATCAGCTCCCGAACCGTCTGGTCCATCAAGGGGTTCGGCCGCATGGCCGCCAGAGGCACCTGCTCCACCGCCGGAGGGATCTGATCCGCCGGCGGCAGCGGTGGAGGGTTCTCCCGGATCTCATCCAGCTTCCGCTGGATCTCCCATCGCTGCACCGCCTCCCGCACATCCCGCGGCAACGACGCCAGGGGAAAGAGCTTCTGTTTGCCGCCACGGCCCTTGCCCTTCTGGAGGACATGGGGCCAATTCTCCGCGGTCGCTCGCTTTTCTATCGCCTGGCGGGTCACTCCAAGCGCCTTCGCTATCTCTTTTGCAGCATAAGAGTCCTTCATGCCGCATCACCATCAGACACAACGGGGCATCCGTGTCTCTTCAGGAACTCAAGCACAGCACCGCTCAATCCCTTCCCGCTTGCGCCTCGCTCGCCGGCCACAACCCTGCATACGAGCGCCTTAGACGCACCCGTCGCCTTCGCGACGTCGGTCTGCGTGATACCTGCATCCAGAAGCCACTTCTTGATTTCCACTCTCTGTTTCATCTCTCTCATCTACAGTCCCACTCCTGGGCTAGTTTTCTGGCTCGCTTCTTTGCTCTTCGAAGCTCAACCTCCGACCTGGCCCAGAGCAATAGCTTCTCATCCTGGAGATCGATGACCCTGGCTCCCATGAAGCTCTTGGCATAGGCCTCCAGAGGTAAATTCGAGCCCACCACGCGGCAAAAGATAGGCAAGAGTCGGAGTGGGATGACGTGCCCCGCCGACGGCGCCACCCACTTGTCCAGCAGCGCCGGAGTCACACCCTGGGCCCTGCCGTTCGTTGTCCACCCCTGAGCCCTCATCAGCCGATTCATCTCGTCCACGATCTGATCTCTGGACAAAGATGAAGCCCGAATCGCCTCGTTCATGGCAGACTTCAGTACGGGGATCGGATCCTGAAGCATCTGATCCCACAGATGCAGCTGATGGGGTTGTCCGGAATTTCCGCTGGATTGGACGTTGAACATGGCCGCCGTCCTGAGGTATGGTGCGGGTGACAACTTCTTGCCAACGTGAAGACGTTATAGCACCAGCAAACTAGTCCGTCAACACATAAAATTGGTTGCATAGTCAAAATTGCACAGTTTTATGGTTCGCTAATAATTCTAATATGTTGCGGGGGTTCGCTGGTTGCTTAATCGGTTGCTTAGTCTTCACAGAACTAAGCAACCTCAAGGAGGCCATTGGATTGCACAGCACCTTGGGCGAACGTATCAGATTTCTAAATGAATGGAACAGACCAGGCCCGATGCGTTCTTCTCATTTTGTCTGCCAAAAACAGGCAAAAGACATGCATTTTTCTCATTTTGAGTTCCGGGCATTATATCTAAGCTAAGTGCTCGGCATGTCTCATAGTTCACGCCGCCTCACGCTTTTTCAACTTTTCTCAGATTATCTGCCTCCCCACAACCGCCAGCAGTCGCGAACAGGCCGTATCGAAG